GGGTGCAATCGGGGAAGATGTTCCTTTCTATCTCAGTAGTTATATATTTCATTTTCCCCGTATTTGTTTTTATTCTTTATCTCCTGTATGGAGCAAGTGGATAAGTAATGTCTCCAGGGATGTACTCGGCTATAACGTATCCTTCCGAGTAGCGACCCCAACCGCTATGACATTCAAGTTGGGAACTATTAATTTAGGAATTGTGAAGCGAATTCGATATGTAGCAATAACACTTTTCATAGTGGCTACAGGTTTAATGTACACGTCAAGTTCCTGCTATCCTCTTTATGTAAGTCTCCAAGCCTTTTAAGAGTCTTAGCCGAGCAAGCACAAAAAAGCACCTTCAATTCCTAAAAATTTCTTAATAACGAACGATAGGAGATTCTGAATGAATCAAATAGAAACAATCGTCATAGAAAAGAATATTCCAATACCAACCAAAAAACAGCGAAAGAAACCTAGCCAGACAAAATATGCATTCTTACATAAGTTAGATGTGAATGATTCAGTAGAGCTTACTGTATTACAGAGAAAAGGTCGGACAGGAAAACGTGATATTTATACTTATTCTGGATTAGTCAATGCCATTTATGCAACTCAAAGAATAGTTCAGAAAAGTAACTGGAATACTCCAACGAATAAAAAGTTCACTATGCGTACAACTCGTTTAGAAAATACTTCAAAAGGACTTTATAGGATTATACGTATCTGGAGAACTCAATAATGTCCCAACTCAAACTGGCGGAAATACATCAGAAACTAAAAGATTTTGGTATTGCTCTTGAAGTTTTATCTAAATTGACAAATCAAGAAGCAATACATCTGTTAAATTATGAAAATGCTCAAATAAGGGACAATATAGACCCTGATGATTTAAGTACTTATTATGATATTACAGTATGGGACAATGACCAAAATGCGGGCTGAAGGAGGCTCAGATAATGAACTATCAAGTAGTGAAAATCTACCCGCAACCGCACAATGAACGATTAATAGGAATCTATGAAGTCAAAGAAGCTGCTAATTTTATTAAAAACAAGCTAGAAAGCAGGAATAAAGACAAATCAGTTGAATATATTATCCAATCGACTAAACAATCTTTAAGACCTGAAACTTCATATAAGGTAGACAAATACTTATCTACTTTATTTGTTAACCCGCCAGAATAGGAGGACTATATTATGGCAAAAGTCAGTGTGATATCATTCATTAATGGGGGTATACCTCAGGAAGCTGAAGCAGATACACCAGCTCAAATCGCTGCGAATATGGGAATGGGATTGGAAAATACCAAGATTTATGTAGATGAATCTTCGGTAGCAGCCAATCATGTTCTTCGTGATGGCGACTTGGTTTCTTTTCAGAAATCCAAGGTCGAATCTGGTAGCTAATGCTATCTAATGAATGAAACTTGATAAGGGGGCGCAAGCCCCCTGTCTCGTTACAGAATTAATCTAAAACAACCGAAAACTAATTCATTGAGGAGACAAAATGGAAAGCAAAGAAATATTTGGTAATAAACAGACCATTCAAGATGCTATGAAAAAGATGAGTTTTGAAGATTACATCAAATATATTCCTAAACCTCCTTTACAGGATTGGCAAAAAGAATTTATTGAATCCTCAAAAAAGTTAACTCTTGAAGAAAAACATACTATATTTACAATATCAGGATTTATTTGTTTACTATCAAAAAGTTACAGAGGGTTTTGGAATCCATGGAAACTTACAAATAATAATCGTGATTTATCATTCAGACCTGATTATTTAACTTATGCTTACGAAAAAATAGAATCAGAACTTACAGAACTTTTAAAAAGTAAAGATGAATTTGTAGTAAAAAGAAACAAAGAATATTATGAAAAATGTTATGGTTACTACTTGGTTGAAGCTTTTCTAAAAGGAATAGATGAAGTGTATTGGCATCTTATTAGTGCTCATGATATAATTGTTGAAAAAATGAATTTATTCGAGGCTCATATTGTAGTAGAATTTAATAGTTTAAGTATTCGAGGTTCACATAGAGTTAAAATATGGCCGATTTATATGTGGCCAACTGGTATTTATTCTCGAAGAGCTCCTATAGGTCATTTTTATCAGTTAAATCCAAGTGACCGCCATTTCTTTGATAATGAATTGTCTACTATAGATGAAAAAGTAAAATGTTTAGTCTTAACTAAACGGATTAAAGGCAGGCGATGTAATCTGATAGATGCAATTCATCCTCATATTTCTAATAGTGAACCATGTTTGGGTGGATGGCAAGCAAGATTAAATAAAGATAGTGAATATGGATATGCTCAAGTTTTTATGAAAGATTTGAAAAGATATCTTTGTACCTGGTCAATAGAAAGTCCATACTGGAATATTAATAATCAATATAGACATACTTATCAATTTCCTGCTATAAAAGGTAGAAAAAATGTTCATTGGGATGCTATAGACTCTATGTATATAAATAAAAACTTTCCAGAGATACTTTCTAGGGATTCGAATCATAATGGACCACGATTAGCTATGCAAATGAAACATGAGACAGGTTTTTATACTGATGAATTCTTTAGTAGATACCAAAATTACTTAATGGCAATAAAAATAGATGACAAAAGAGCTATGATTATTCTAAATGAAATTCATGGAATTAATATAGACAATACACCAAGAAATAAACCCTGGCCAATAAATGATATTGGTTATGCAAGAATTCACTTATTACATGACTATCAATGGTCAATGAGTGGAAGAGGTAGCCTACTTACTCTTTCAAATCGATATTCAGGTCTTAATCTTAAAAATACATTTATAGATTTGATGCGAAGAGTGAAACATTGTATTAAAAACTATGTAAATACTGATTTAGACAATATTAATTGGAAAGATATTGATATGCGTAATGTTAATGATGTTTCTCTTGCAGATAGATTATCATCTGGAAAACAGGGAAATCTTGAAAAAATAAATGATGTTTATACTATTTTATGGAATACAATTGGACCTGATGAATTTAATAAACAGACTCTTAAAGATAAAAACCCATGGGAGAAAGATGATTATTATAATGCACACATTTTAAAAATGCTGAATGATTACAAATATTTTGAGCGTTTTCTCAATGGTTGGATTACAAAATCATATGAATGGGAAATTGAAAGACTAACAAAACTAACAAAGGAGTTCTCTGATGAACTTACTAATTACTCAACCTCTGCTGGACAAAGTGAATTATTTTCTCAGAGCATTTCCCACTAAGGAATGGTCTGGACCAGCATGGTATCTAACATTAGAATCTGACAAAGATGGTTTTCCAATAGAATTTCAACTTATAGATTTTCACCCATTAGATTTGGGTGATACAGCTAGTACAGAATGGGATTCGGATGATTTTGCAAAGATATTAAAGAAGAAATATAAAGAAAATACTAAGCTAAAGAAATGTTATATCGGACTATTACATTCTCATCATGATATGGGAGCTTTCTTTTCAGGAACGGATACGGGTACTTTAAATGATATGGCACCAGAAAAAGGATTTTATCCCAGCCTGGTTGTATCTACTAAAGCTGATAAACAGTTTGCATTTGCTTTCTCTTATCTTGACCAATATAAAAATCACCAAATATTTGAAGGTGAAGTTGAAATAGATGGCCCAGAAGCTCCTAAAGAATGGATTGCAATTGCAGAAGAAATCAAAGAACAGGTTAAGACTACTACTTATATTCCAGAACAAATAGGATATGGCTATGGTGGACAGCAAGCAACTTTTGATTTTACTTATGATGATGATATATTCCGACAGGGTAAGGATTTATGGAGCAAATACAAAAATCCTCAAAATACAATGAACTATACAGAAATGACAGCAGAAATGGAGAAAATTGGAATTAAAAATCCATATTCCGTTTTTAATAGCACAGGATATAGGTACTAATATGGCTTCTTTAGAAAATAGATTCCTTAGAAATAAGGACTTAATAAATCAAAGTCTATTAGATGAGATTACTGTTATAGGTTTGGGTGGCATCGGTTCTACTGTTGTCACCCTTTTAGCCATTATGGGCTGGGATAGGATAATAGGTTGGGATGATGATAAATTAGAAACACATAATTTAAGCAGCACAACTTATCCTACTCGTTTTGTAGGTCTTTCTAAAATTGAGACAGCAAGAGCAATAGTATCTGATTATTCAGCAGCACAGACACAATTTGTAGTTAATAAAGGAAAATGGAGTCAAAAAGAAGGAATAGGTCATAAGGTGATAACCTGTCTAGACAATATGGATACAAGAATGGAAGCTTACGAAACATGGGCTAAAATAGACAATTCAACAATAATAGAATCTCCAAAAAAACCTAATAAATTCTTTATTGATTTAAGAATGAGTGCTTTAAGTTTAGAAATGATTACTATTACTCATAGACCCGGTGGGTTTACAAATAAGAATACTGAAAATTGGGATGATATATATGATAGTTATTGGGTTCCAGATAGCCAAATTGAACCAGCTCCGTGCACAATGAAACATACGATATTTGCTAGCAGTATTATAGGGGGTTTAGGAGTGAATCAGGTGTTCAATTGCGTTGCGAATAAACCGTATTATTCTTATATTTGGGCTGGTCTATTGCCGTTAAATCTTGAAAAAGATAATTTAGTAAAACCAATAATGAATGGAGTATAAATGGATATAAAAGTCCGAAATATCTCCACAGATTGGTCAGTAATGCCCGGAGGATTGACATGGTACTTTATCGGTCAACCTAAAACGGGTAAAACTACTGCTGCCAGTGGATGGAGTGAACAAGGTCAAGAAGGTGTTTTATTATTAGATACTGACCTAGGCGTAGACTTTGTAGATGGAGCTAATACAGTAACCGTCACAAGTCTAAATCCGCCTGAAGAAAATGTATTAGAGAATGGTGAACAGGTCTACAATAAGAAAGGTCAACCCCAAACAAAAGTCGTGCCGCCAGATAAACGAGGTTACTATCATAGAATAGGCAAAACCAAAGGAGAACCAATGGAAGTCTATTCTTTACAAGAAATCTTTATGTGGCTTCATGATGATTGGGATAAATTAAAATATGATACTGTAGTTATTGATACGATTGATGAAGTTAATAGTTGGATTGAGAAAGAGGTAACGAAAGAATTAAATATTGATGCTATGGGTGAGGGACAATGGGGAGCAGATTGGGGCAAAGCAAGAAGAAGAAATATTGATATTGTTAAAAGATTCCAAGGTTTCTTAAAAAGTAAAGGTGCAGCCTTAATATTGATAAGTCATTCTAAAAGTACTCAAATTCAGGATAGTAAAGTTCAACTTTCTCCTGATTTACCCAGAGGATTAGCCTATGCTCTTACAGCAAAAGCAGATGTAATTGGTTATTGTACTGCAGATAAAGATACTAAAGGATATTATGTTTCTTTTCAAGCTTATGATGAAAGAACTATAGGCAGCAGATTAAAACCACTTGCTCAGCAAACATTAGAGTTTAACTATGATTCAATTAAACAACAAATCTTAACCTATGAACAGGAGGAATCAAATGCCAAGGTTTAGACCAAATATAACATCTAACAGTAGTGGGAGCCAATTCGGAGGTTTCATGGAAGGTCAAATAGTTGAATATATTGACCGTTCGGACGAGTTCGATTGGGCTGACATTTTTGTGGATGTTATTTTCCGAGTACCCGTCAGTCAATACCCAGTTAACTATTCTCTCAAAGGGACTTATGAAAAAGAAGACAATGGTAACATTAAAAGTTGTTCCTTATTAAACAGGATATACTATTTATTTGATGCTATTGGTTTCAAAGGTGGTCCCAATGTACAAGGAGAATGGGAAGACTCTGATGGTGTTATCATCCCAAAAATAGACGATTATCTAAACAAATACTATCTAAAAGAAAACTCATTAATCAATGAAAATTATCCATACCATATATATGTATATAAGGAATGGGTTGCTGACAAAGGAAAAGCTTATACCAGAGTTTGTCCCAAAATCGTTATGAATACGACTAAAGGAATAACTGACTTAAAGTCCTATATAGCTTTCCTGCGGCAGAAAAACATACTAAAAGAATATACAGGCGAGACTACTCAAGAGGAGAACCCTTCTTCCTCCACGAATACGTCAGTACCCTTTTGAGAGGATAGTCTATGTATATTGAGGTGGCAGTCGGCAGTCCCCGGAAACGAGGGCTGCTGATTCCCCTTGATACATTACCCGATTTGATTTACAATGAGGGTGAAAAGCAAGCTATATACCGTAGTACTTATCTTTATTATGAAGATGCTATGGAATATAGAAAAATCAAGGGGAGTCTCAAGGATTTTCTTGGGATAAGAGGAATAGACTGGATTCCTGTCGATATTGACAAGGGACAGAATACGGATGAATTTACTCTGGATACAACAAGAGGATTTATCTATGAATTAGAAGAATTAGGTGCTAGCGAGAGTAATTATTGTATATATTTTAGTGGAACTGGTTATCATATAATGATTCATAATGATACTTTCGGTTTTAAAGCAGATAGAAATCTCCCTTATATAGTAAAAGAAACAATGAGAAAAATGTTCGATTATATTGACCCTTCGGTTTATATGAGAACAGCAATGCTAAGATGTGATGCAAGTTTAAATCAAAAAAGTGGATTATATAAAGTACTCTTAGGAAGACAAGAGCTTTTTGGAAAAGATGTAGAATATATTCATAAAATGGCTAAAAATAGAATTCAGACAAGCTGGTTAAATGATAAAGGACCTGATTGGGATGAAAAGGGTGGTGAAAATGAACTCGCGGAATATATTAAAAAAGACGTTCCAGATATAAGAACATTAGCCAGTGTAACAGAACCTTCCAAGTATGTTACATGTATGCAGACTGTTTATAAACTTGGCCCAATTCAAGGGTCAAGAAACAATTCTATATTACGATTGGCTGCTCATTATCGAAAGTCTGGCGTAACGTCAGATGCTGCTAAAGCTGCTATTTTACATTGGAATAATAAAGCCTTGGATGAACATCTTGTCTTAAAAAAGATAGAAGATACTTATAACAGGGGTTATATATACAAGTGTAATGATGTAATTATGGCTGCTCATTGTAATCCGAAATGTGTCTATTATAAAAACAAAGATTATACTATAGATGTTCTACAAGCAACAGATTTACAGAAATCTTTAGCACATAGAATGGAAACTAACTTTTCTGGAAGAACTGTTCAATTAAGTAAACTACTTGGATTACCAGAGAATATAGATTGTGATATATATCCGGGTGAATTAGTCACAATTTTTGGAGCAACAGGTTCTTCAAAGACTACTCTAGCCCAAAATATAGCGTTAGGATATGATGTTAAAAATGATATAATAGACCCAGAATTACAGATTCCAACTCTATTCTTATCTCTTGAATTATCAGAATGGTATATGCATAGGAGACATCTTCAAATTTTGAGTGATAAATCAAAAAAAGAAATGATGATGCATTGGAAAAAGTTGTGGGAATTTCACAAGACTGAATTAGACCATATTAATGTAACTACTGTTAGCCCAAGTATAAAACAAATTGCTGAAATGATACGAAAGACTGACCCTAAGCTTGTTATTGTAGATTATATTGACCTTGTTGAACCACCCAATCATATTCGTGGAGAATACGAATCCATAAAATATATTTCTCATAGTTTAAGTAGTATGGCTATAAATATGGATTTAATAATAATTCAGATTTCACAAATTAGCCGTGCTTACTCAAGAGAAC